ATCTCCAATGATGGGAGCATATCTTCAGACTCTGAGTAGAGTCGCTAAAAAGTGATTTTTAAATTATAACATCAAACTAAATTTTTTAAAAGAGGTAAAAACCAATGCAAATGTTCAATGCAGAATATTTGCAGGAGAAGTGGGCACCTATCCTGGACTACTCAGGACTCGATGAAATCAAAGATTCACATCGTAGATCTGTAACCGCTATCCTGCTCGAAAACCAAGAAAAAGAACTCCGCGAATCACGCGAATTCCTTTACGAAGCTCCAATCACCAACTACACCGCTTCTTCTGCTGGTGCTGCTGGTTTTGGTGGTAGTGCACAAGGATTTAGTGCTGGTCCTACCGCAGGTTTCGATCCCGTTCTGATCTCACTGATCAGACGTGCAATGCCTAACCTGGTTGCTTATGATCTGTGTGGCGTTCAACCAATGAACGGTCCTACTGGACTCATCTTCGCAATGCGCTCAAGATACAACAGTCAGAGTGGAACTGAAGCTTTCTTCGACGAAGTAGATTCCGCTTTCTCTGGTCAGAGCGCAAACTTCAACGTAACCAGTGGGTTCACTGGTGCTTCCGTTGGTATGGGTACTACTGCACAGCAAGGAACCAATCCTGGTATTCTTGATGGCACTAACCCACAAACTGGCGACGCAACCACCTACAACGTAGGCCAAGGTATGCGTACCGACAGTGCAGAAGGTCTTGGTGGAGATACTGGTCACTTCAACCAGATGGCATTCTCAATCGAGAAAGTCACCGTAACCGCTAAGTCACGCGCACTGAAAGCAGAATATTCACTCGAACTCGCACAAGACCTGAAGGCAATTCATGGTCTGAATGCTGAGGCTGAGTTAGCGAATATTCTCTCAACTGAGATTCTCGCTGAAATCAACCGCGAAATCATCCGTACCATTTACAACGTTGCTAGACCTGGTGCTCAGCATAACGTTGCTACTTCTGGTACTTTCGACCTCGACATTGATTCAAACGGTCGTTGGTCTGTTGAGAAGTTCAAGGGTCTTATTTTCCAAATCGAGCGCGACGCTAACGCGATTGCACAAACAACTCGTAGAGGAAAGGGTAACATGATCATGTGCTCTGCTGATGTTGCTTCTGCACTCACCATGGCAGGTGTTCTCGATTACACCCCAGCTCTCAACGCTAACCTTCAAGTTGATGACACTGGTAATACCTTTGCTGGTATTCTGCAAGGCAAGTATCGTGTTTATATTGACCCATATTCAGGTGGTTCAAACACCGGATCTTCAGGTGGTCAATACTACGTTGTTGGTTACAAGGGTGCATCTCCTTATGATGCTGGTCTCTTCTATTGCCCATATGTACCACTGCAGATGGTACGTGCCGTTGGGGAAGACACCTTCCAGCCTAAGATTGGCTTTAAGACCCGTTATGGTCTTGTTGCTAACCCATTCGCTGAAGGTGCTACCGTTGGTCAAGGTGCTCTTAATCGTAACGCTAACGCTTACTACAGAAGAGTTAAAGTCAGCAACCTTATGTGATTTAAATTCACATTCATCAAGACCCTCCCTCACAGGAGGGTTTTTTTTTATCTAAATATCAATAAAAAGAATGGCAACAAGTCCTTTTAATAAACAATTGCAAAATAGAAATTTCTTATCCCCAGTAGGATTTGAATTTTCTTTAGCAAAGTATCCAAAAGTTTCTTTCTTTTGCAATTCTGCAAAAATCCCTCAAATAACTTTACAGACAGAAACTCAATCAACTTACTTAAAGCAAGTTTATGTTCCTGGCGATCAATTAGAATATTCTGAATTAACTTTAAGATTTTTAGTTGATGAAGATTTAATCAATTATACAACTGTCCATAATTGGTTAACTTCTCTTGGATTTCCAGAAAGTACCGAACAGTATGCAAATCAACTAAATCAAAGTGGTGTTAGAAATCCCTTAGATTTTTTTAGTGATGGTACTTTAATTATTTTAAATAGCAACTACATCCCCAAAGCACAAGTAAAATTTAAAGATTTATTTCCAGTAACATTGACTTCTTTAGATTTTAATGCCACCGATACCGATATTAATTACTTTACAGCAGAGGTGTCTTTCAAGTATACTGTATATAACATCCTTAATATGCAAAATAAACCATTATGAATCTTGATGAAATCCAGGAGATGTGGCAGAGAGATTCTGTTATTGACCCTGATAACTTACACGATGAATCTTTAAAAATTTCCCAATTGCATTCAAAATATTATACCATATATAATACTATTACTCTTTTGAGAGAAAAGGCAAGAGAAACTTATAATAGAGTTAAGTTAGAACGATACAATTATTACACCGGAAAGGCACCTGCAGAGGTTTATGTGGAAGATCCTTTCCCGTATAAGGTTAGAGAAAAGGAGGCGTTACAGAGGCATATGGACGCCGATGAGAGGTTGAATAAAATTGATCTCAAGATTCGTTATTATGACATCATGCTTAAGTTTCTTGAGGAAATAATTAAGATGATTTCTAATCGCAATTATTCTATCAAGAACGCAATTGATTGGAACCGATTCCAAGCAGGGTTCAATTAGAAGAAATAAATATTCATAACTGATATGTTATGAATGTCACATTTGATTATCTCAAAAAAGAATGAGGTATATCTTCAAGTTGAAGCAGATCCACACGTCTATTATGAATTAAGAGACGCATTTCAATTTGAAGTCCCTAATGCTAAGTTTGCTCCTGCTTATCGAAATAAGTATTGGGACGGATTTATCTACCTCTTCAATGTAAACACAAAAGAAATATACATTGGTTTATTAGACAAACTCATAAGATTCTGTGAGCAACATGAATACACTTATGAGTTTCGTGACAATAAGTATTATGGTCTTCCTTTTGAGGTGAATGAAAACATCTCAAAGGAAGGTGTGAAAGATTATATGCATTCTATTTGTAAGTATGCTCCCCGCGATTACCAAGTTGAGGGAGTATACGACGCATTAAGACATAATAGAAAGTTGTTGATATCTCCAACTGCTTCTGGAAAGTCGTTGATGATATATTCAATTGTGAGATATTACGTTGAGAAAGGACAAAATATTCTCGTAGTTGTCCCAACGACATCCCTTGTAGAGCAGATGTATAAAGATTTTGAAGATTACGGGTTTGATGTGGGATCATACTGCCACAAGATTTATGCTGGGAAAGAAAGAGAAACTGACTCTCAGGTAATCATTACAACCTGGCAGTCCATCTACAAACTCCCCCGTCAATACTTTTCAAGATTTAATGTGGTCGTAGGAGATGAAGCACACCAGTTTAAATCAAAGTCATTAGTATCTATAATGACAAAACTTTCTGATGCCAAATATCGTTTCGGATTTACTGGCACCCTAGATGGTACACAAACTCATAAGTGGGTCTTAGAAGGATTATTTGGTCCTTCTTATAAGATTATTAAAACTGATGAGTTAATGCAAAAGGGTCATGTTGCCAAACTTGACATTAATATTCTTCTACTGAAACATCCACCGAATCGTTTTGAGAATTTTGAAGAAGAAGTCCAGTATATTATCAATCATGAAAAAAGAAATAAGTTTATTAAGAATCTTGCTATAGATCTGAAAGGAAACACTTTGATTCTTTTTGCAAGAGTTGAAGGACACGGACAACCTTTATACGAAATGATAAATAAGAGTATCGGTGAAGATCGTCATGTATTTTTTGTGCATGGTGGGGTTGCTACCGATGATCGTGAAAAAGTGAGAGAAATCACAGAAAAGGAAAATAATGCGATCATTGTTGCTTCATACGGCACTTTTTCAACAGGAATTAATATCAAGAATTTACACAATGTAATTTTTGCTTCTCCATCCAAATCAAGAATCAGAAATCTTCAATCAATCGGAAGAGTTCTAAGAAAAGGAGATAATAAAACAAAGGCAACTCTATATGACATTGCCGATGATATCAGTTACAAGTCAAGAAAGAATTATACACTCAATCATTTAATGGAAAGAATTAAAGTTTATAATGAAGAAAATTTCAACTATGATATTGTAAACATAGCAATTAAAAACTAATGGGAGAAGAATTTTACGCAATTATAAAACTTATTTCTAGTGAAGAGATTCTATCGTTAGTCTTAGTGGATGATAATGATGGTGATCCTGTAGTTGTATTGCAAAATCCAGTTACCATGAAATCATTTCAAAATCAACATGGAGTTTATATTAAAGTAAAACCATGGATAGAAATGTCTGATGATGATTTCTTTATTATTAAATTAGATAAAATTATTACAATGACAGAAACTAAAGATGAAAAGTTAATTAAAATGTATAATAACTTTATTGAAGACGATGATTCTGTAGAAGTTTATAATCCTTCTGGGCAGGTTAAACCGTCTTCTAAGATGGGATACATATCTTCTGTTGAAGATGCCCGTAATAAACTCGAAAGAATCTTCAAAGGCCTTAAAGAAAGCTAAACCCTGATCTTCAACCGGGACAAAGGTAGTCTACTTATGTTTTGAGGTTTTGTCAAGCCCCCTTATCTGTGCTATAATACTCTTAACATTTTAAATCAAATATAAGATGAGATTATGCCAAAAGGAAAATCCAAGTCTGAGCATTATGTTAATAATAAAGAACTTTTAGAAGCTCTTATAGTCTACAGGAATAAAGTAGAGCAAGATTTTTTTAATCGGAATGAGAGAAAACCAACACGGGAAGATCGCTCTAAGCATTGGCCTGGTAAACCTCCAATTCCGAATTATGTTGGAGAATGCTTTTTAAAAATTGCAACTCACCTTTCATATAAACCAAACTTCGTCAACTATATGTTTCGTGAAGACATGATTTCTGACGGTATTGAAAATTGTGTTCAATATATTCATAACTTCGATCCTGAAAAATCAACAAATCCATTTTCTTATTTTACTCAAATTATTCACTATGCTTTTATAAGAAGAATTAGTAAAGAAAAGAGACAACTTGAAATTAAATCAAAAATCATTGAAAGAACTGGATTTGATGAGGTCATGATGATTGATGAAAGCTTGCTTTCTGGAAGCAGTTCAGACTATAATACGATCAAGGATAATATTCAGTATCGCAATCACAGATGAAAGTAGCAGTTCTGACCGACACTCATTATGGAGCAAAAAAAGGTTCCAAACATCTTCATGACTACTTTGAAACCTTTTATAGGAATGTATTTTTTCCTGCTCTTGAAGAACATGGGGTAGAATCAGTTATTCATATGGGAGATGCTTTTGATAGTCGTAAGTCTATTGATTATCAAAGTCTTGAATGGTCAAAAAGAGTTGTATTTGATCCCCTTAAAAAATATGATGTTCATATGATTATTGGTAATCATGACACATATTATAAGAATACTAATAACATCAATTCTCCGCAACTTCTTCTTCAAACATACTCAAATATTAAAACTTATAGTGACCCTACAGAAGTAGTTGTTGGTGGTCTTAAAATTTTATTTCTTCCTTGGATTAATTCGGAAAATGAAGAAAAAACTTTAAAGATTATCAAAAAAACTAAAAGTAAAGTTGCGATGGGACACCTTGAATGTCAGGGATTTAGAGTCAATCGTCAATTAGTAATGGAACACGGATTGGATTCAAATATTTTTGAAAATTTTACAAAAGTATTTTCTGGACATTATCATACTCGTTCTAATAATGGGTGTGTATTCTATTTGGGAAATCCTTATGAAATGTATTGGACAGATGTGAATGATACTCGCGGATTTCATATTTTTGATACAGAAACTTTAGAGCATACTCCAATCGATAATCCTTATAAATTATTCTATAACATTTACTATGAAGATACTCCATATCAAATTTTTGATGCCACTGAGTATCAGAACAAAATTGTTAAAGTAATTGTTCGTAAAAAATCTAAACCAAAAGATTTTGAAAAATTTATTGATAAACTTTATAGTGTTGGAGTTTATG